TTATAAAAGCAAAAAAGGGTGTTAATTCAGACGCAACGCCTTCTGAAACTAAAAAACAACAATCGCTATATGAAATGGCTGCTCTGCGTGATAAATCAAAAACACAAATTGATAAACTTGTTAAACAATTAAATCAAGATATAGAAAATACATTAAAAGAATTAAAAAATACAAACCCAGCACAATATAAAAAAGCAATGGCGCTATTAGAAAAATCTGGAGTTACTCCAAAAGCAGATGGCTCCATAAACTTTAAAGAGTCTAAAGTTTATTCAGACTTTATAGAAAAAAATTTATTTTATAAAGATGGAGCATTTCACACGGCCAAGGCTATAGAAAAAGGCCAAAGCCCAACAACTTCTGCAAAAACTTATGATGCTATAAAAAATCAGATATTGTATAGAATGGGTGCTGCTCCAAAACCTGGTAAAAAAACATTTAGCAATAAACCATTTACTCCAGGTAGACTGCACGAAGACCTAACATCAACAACTCAATCTGGTGGCTGGAGAGCAAATATTGATCCAAAGAGTGATTTGTACAAGGCCCTAGATGCCGCAGAGAAAGATCATAAAGCAAGAAATGTTCAAAATCCAAAGAATGTTGTTTTAAATAAATTAAGAACTCAAATGCTTGCAGATGGCTATACTGTAAAACAAATTGATGACATGTTGAGAACAGAGTTGTCACATCTTTCAAAAACTGGAGAGGCTGGCTTGGGTCCAGAAAAATGGAAGAGTGGTTTTGCTAAGTTTGATTTGCGATTAATTAATAGTTATGTAAACCCAGGAGGCAAGCCAGGGAAGCCAATTGAAAATCCAAGACTAGCAAAGATTTTGAATTGGGATGCTAGAAATGGCAATGTGTTGTTTAATCCAACACAAACAGCAGAATTAAAAAAGGCTTTAGAGTTTATGAAAACAGGAGCACACCCTGTAACTGAAGCCCAAGCAAGACTAGTTCGTGCAGCAGCAGAAGCACAAGTTCGTGCAGATGAACATTTAGCAAAATACAAAAAGGAAAACAACGGCGCAAAGCCAAAGGGTTTCCCAGACCTTGGTTCTGTAAAACAGGCTAAGGCAGTTTCTCTGCTTCTTAGAGAAAGACTTGGCGGTGGATACTATCAAGGAACTCCTACTATATATCGCCTTGGACCAGGCTCAGTTCTAGCACAACCAGGAGAATACTTAGCAGATTTAGAAAACAGAACAGCAGATAAACTTTCTGTTGGCAATACTCAATCAAGACCAATGGGCGCATCGCCATCAACAGGGAAAACAAGTGATAACTTAACTGTTGAAGAAACTCAAACAAAGAGAGTAGTTACTAAAGACCAAGCCCGTAAGGGTGGATTTACGATGCGTTCTAAGTCTACTGGAGATTCAAGTGTTAAATTAACTCCTTATCAAAGACAAGAACTTAAAAAGATTGCAACCAAATATCCAAACTTGAGCGAAACTCAATTAATGGATACGTTAAGAAGAAAACTAAAGGCTGATGAAAAGATCATAGCATCAAAAGAAAAAGAAGGTGCATCAGCAGCAAAGGCTGCACGACGTGCAGAACAACTTCCAAAGCAACAGGCTGCTCAACAGGCTAGATTAGACAGAATCGAAAGAGACAGACAAACAAGAATTATTCAGGCATCTAAAGATCAAGATAAAGCAAACAGGATGAATCGTGCAATTGACAGCAAGAAGCAAAGAATGCTTCGACAAGAAAAGGTTGGTAGATGGTCTGGTGGAGCATCTATGGCCCTTGGAACTGCTGGTATGGGTCTTATGATGGCTGGACAGCAAGGGGCGGGTATGGCTGCAATGGGTGCATCTGCAGTTGCTGGTATGGCACCAATGCTTGCTGGTATGTCTAGTTTTGGATTAGCATTAACAGCACTTGTAACAGTTGGTGGTGGTCTATTCATATTAGACAAAATGGCAAAGAAGGCAGCAGAAAGCCAGTCAAAATTTGTTGATAAAGTCACGGCAACAACTGAGCAAATGTCTGCAGTCGGAGCAATAACAGACAAAGTTGGAGCCAGCGAGTTATATAAAAGAAAAAGACAGCAGGGTACTGGCAATAGATTTACTGCAGGATTTGAAAGAGGTAAAGAGCAATTTGGAGAAACATTCATATCCTCTGAGGTTGGCAAGACAGTATATGAATCATTTAAGAAAAATTTAACTGCTGGAGGAATTGCATCTGCAAAGCAAATATCTTTACAGTTAGCAGCATATGTTTCTGATGGTGTTATGTCAGCAGAACAGGCTCACAGCGTAGCAAGTCAAATAGGAATAGAATTAAATAACTCTACATTGACATCTCAGATTAGTGGAAACCTTTTAGAACTAATTGGACCAGAAGGACAAGACCTTAAGACTGACCCACTAAATGTTAGAGTTAATCTAGTAAGAGAACAAGGAAAGATTAATGAAGATGTTGTAAAGGGTATGCAGGATGCTATTGGACAAGATTACCAATGGTGGAATCCAGCGAAATTTTTTGCTCCAGTATTTACAGAATCAGCAGGAGAAAAAGCAGCAGCAACTACTGCAGCACTAGGAGTTTCATCATTAGAATTAGCACAGGCACAGCAAGACTCTTTGTCTAAATACTACGATACACAAATTGAGGTATTAAAAAAACAAAAAGAGATTACATCTGATAAAGCAAAACAGAAAAAAATAGATGATGAGATTGCGGCTTTAGAAGGTAAGAAAAAGGATGGCTTAAGTTCTTTAAGAAATGAATCAAAAAAACTTTTAAATGATCAAGTAGCCAACTATAAGAAGGTTAAAAATATTGGACTTAGTGGAGACGACTACTATTCTAAAGCGTTTATGAATTCCGTAGACACTCAAGTAAGAACAAAATTTGAGGGAGATCCATATGCAGATGTTTTTCTTGGTTCTGCAAAAAATAATTTAAAGTCAGAAGAACTAGAAGTAAAAATTAAAACCTTCGTTGCCTATGAAGGAGCAACTCCAGAAGTTGGAACATCTCTTATATCAATGTTTGGCAAGGGTGAAAAAAATGAGGCCCAACTTGATGCAGCATTGGACTTGCTAATAACTCAAGATTCTGCAGAAACAATTGAGTTAGTAAATGCACTTAGTATTCTCGAAAGCGAGTCTGATGCAAAGAGAATATTCATTAAGATTATTGAAAAAGATCCAGCAGAAAGATCAGACCTAATTGACGCAATTGGGCTAGTTCAAAAACTACAGGGGAAAGAAATCAACATCGATGCATTCTTTTCTAGCAAAGATGAAAATGGCAATTCTATTGATCCTATGGCAAAACTTGAAGCCTTAACCAAATCACTTAAAGCAATTGACGATGTAAAGGGACCAATAACAAAACAAGTTTTAATTGAAACAAAAGAAATTGGTGGAGTAAGCCTGGATGGTCTTATACCTATTTTTGATAGATGGAAAAATCAACCTCAAGAAGTAATAAGAACAGTTATTGCACAATATATTGCAATACATAAAACCATAACAGATGGTGACATTTCCGCTGCCCGTGCAAGAGATATGGCAAAAGCGGTAAGCCAAGGCATTCCTTCCCATGCAGCATCCCTTATTGCTAACAGTCCAACCGACAAGGCATACAGAGATAAAATTGCTGGAGACACAGTAATGCAAATGACTGATCAAGAAATTGCTTCAAAAGCAGCAAATGATCTGCTAGATGATGATAGTGGAGGAAGTAAAAAAGCAGATCCATTTCAATTTATTTTAGAAAGATTAAAGAACGTTAGAAATGCTGCTATTAATGCAGCAGGTGGAATTAAAGAATTAAATAAGGCTCTAGCAGAAGGAAACTCAAAGTCTGTCCAGAATAAGTTTAGAGGAATAGAGCAACAGATGAATGCTCAAGGACGTAATAGACAGTTTATTGACTTTGCTATGTCACAAGATCCAACAGAACAGAAAAAGTATTTTACTACTGCAGGGTCTAAAATTAAGACTGGGAAAAACAAGGGAAGAATATTAAACCCATACGATAGTAAAAAGTTATTGCCAAAGACAGCAAAGTCAGGAGATGTTGTACTTTCTGAACTTGGAGAACTATACAATAAGGCCTTTGATGCAGCGGTAGTTGGAGAGTTTAATTCCTATGCAAGCAAGTCTATCTTATTACTAAATGAACAAGAAGCAGTAAGACGCAAACTAGTTGCTGCTGGATATGATGCTGTATCAATAGAAAATATTCTTCAGGATGAGTATACAACAGCAGCAATTGCTACTGGAAAGATAACAGATGAAGCACTAAAGACAAACGTTGAACTAAGCAAGCAGTTAACAAATAGACAAAAAATTAACAACTTAATTGCTAAGGGATCAGCAGCACTTAGTGAACAGGGTAATATTAAACAAATTCCAGATGTTATAAAGTTTTTAGGAAGTCAGGGAGTATCTTCAAAAGCCCTAAAAGATATTATAGGCGATCCAGAATCACTAGCAGAAGCAATCGCAGCAATGAAAGACTACCAGTCAGGAGCAGCGGGAGCAGCAGACAGACTTAAAGAAATTGTTGCAGGTCTTAAGGCTATACAGGCAAATTCAAATATAAAAATTGCTCTTGAGTTTGCAGTAAAAAATGTTGCAGATCAGATTCGTGATGGAGCAGATGCAGCAACCAAGGTGATGGATTCAAAGAGAACTGTCTATTCTTATTTGAACAGATCACAACTAGAAAGTGCAACATCTGCATACAGAGATCCAAACAAAGCCCCACAACAAGTTGGAAAAATTGCAACTGCAAATGTAGCAGCAAGGTATAAGGCAGCAGGGGTTGCAATACCAAATGTTCCTGCAGGTGCAAGTTTAAGCAGCATTGCAAAAGAAAGAGCATCTCTTGGTAAAACAATAGATATAGCATCCTCAAACCTTCAAAGCATTCAAAGAAGCAGGTCTGAAATTCAAGATAAAATTGCTAATGCTCAAAATGATTTAGAAAAGGCACTAGACGCTGTAAATAATTCGTTTGATCAAACAATAAAGGGAATTGAAGATGTAATTAAAAAATACGAAAATAACATTAAGTCAATAGAAAAAAGTATTAAGGCAAAAGAAGATGAAATAAAAACAAAGTTTATCGACAAGATAGAAGCCTTTAACAAAGAAAACCAAATGCTTAACAACGACCTTGCAATAATGGACAAGGCTGCAGAAGATATTAATGAAAAGTATGACAAGCAGGTAGAGGCTTTACAGCAAGTAAATGATTTGAACAAGCAGATAATTGACTCTCAAGGTCAGCAATTAGGTTTGGCTGATGCTCTTTCTCAAGGAGATATTGCAGCAGCAGCAAGAGTTGCACAAGAAATGAGAGCCGCATCAGCAAATAGTCAAGCAGACATGATTATGCAAGGTCTTGAACTGTCCAGAACTAATGAACTAGGATCTCTTACTGGCGCAGAAAGCAAGATGACTAGAGATGAGATTTCAGAAAGACAGTTTGTTATAAGTCAAGAAATATATAGATTAGAAACAGACCCTGCTAGACTTGCAATAGAAAAAGAAATAGAGGCTTTAAACCTAAGCATATTGAGAATTCAAGAAAGCATTACCTTAGAACAAGAAAAAATTGAAGCACAAGAGGTTCTTAGAGCAGCAGCACTTAAGGCAGCAGAAGCAGCACACATAGCAGCAGTTGCAAATCTAAAAGCACAAGAAGCCAGCCTATTAGAACAAGAAAAAACTCAAGCAGAGATACTAAGGAAATTAGAAGCACAAGACTTAGAATTGGCATCTCAAGAAGCATACCTACAAAGTATTGCAGATGAAGCAGTTGCAATTGATGAGACAACTGGAATGACTCTTGAAAAGTGGCAAGAGACAGTCGACAAGATAACCGCTGTTGATGAACTAGCAAAATCATATGCGATTGCTTTAGCAGCAGCAGAAACATCAGCAGCAAACACATCAACCTCTTGGTCTACAATTTTAGACACTATTAATAAAATTCCTAAGAGCGTTGAGACAGATCAGATAATCAATGAAATTAGAAACATAACTGAATATATTACTAGATATGTTACTACAGTTAATCTTGGTGGATCTGGTGGAAATGATGGAAAAACAGGATCAGACAAAGCGGCAAAAGATGCAGCAGACAAAGCGGCAAAAGATGCAGCAGACAAAGCGGCAAAAGATGCAGCAGACAAAGCGGCGAAAGCAGCAGCAGATGGAGCCCTTAAATTACTTAAGGATGCAGAGGCTAAGGCAGATGCTGAATCAGCAGCAGATGCTTGGCTTGGATCATTTGGAAATTGGGGAGGACTAAGTTCTGGAGGAGTTGTTCCTAAGTATTTTGCAGATGGAGGATTTACTCCAAAGGGTACAGACACTGTACCTGCAATGTTAACTCCAGGAGAGTTTGTAGTTAGAAAGTCTGCAGTTGATCAGTACGGCGAAGGATTCTTAAATGATATAAATGTTCAAAGATTTTCAACTGGTGGAACAGTAAGTGCACCACACGGTCTAGGAATGTCATCTATGGGATCTGCAAAACCAAAGGCTAAAGAAGAAGAAAAAAGAGCAACATCATTATTTGATAAGAAGATATGGGAAAAAACTGCTAACTTCTTTGCGCTTCCATCAATAGCAAAAACTGCTTTGGATATTGCAAAGTATGGCGGTATTCCTCAAATGTTTGCTGCTAAGTTAGCAGGTCAGCCAATGAAGTCTGACATAAAAGACAACTTAAATGCTGCTCTAGCGGTTGCACCATTTCCAGGTCTTAAAGCAGTAAAGCCAATAATAAATAAGATAGGAAACGTAATTCCTAAAAGAATAAAAGAATCACTTGGTAAAAACGGTATAGATATATTTAGTAAAGTAGCAAGTAAAGCAAATGATGCCCCAGCGCCAACTACAAGTTTAGTGGAAGAAAAACTAACTATTCCTACAGCCTCTACTGGAAAGGGAGAATGGGATAGCACAGAATGGGGCAAGTATGACGATTGGGTTCCAGGTCCTCTTCCTCTTAAGTCAAGAATTGCTAGTGCTCTATATGGCAATGGTGGCCCAATTGGAAGAGCATTAGAAAGTGCCTTTCTTGCTCCTGGAAGGTTTGCAAGCAACCTTCAAATTCCATTACAAAGTGCGTGGAAATATGGAGGCAAAGATACAAACATAAACGAATCATTCTTAAGTACTAAACTTGGAAGCACATTAGCATCTAAAGCAGTACCATATGTTTCTGATTTAGGTAAAAAGATTAATCCTAGAAGACTTCATGAAACAGATATTCAAGACCTTTCATATCTTCAAAAGTCTATGTTTGATGAAAGTAAAAAATATTCAAATGCTTCATATTCTAATATGTTTAAAAACATAGGAAAAGATATGATGGACCCAGTTAAGGTAACACTTGGCAAATTAAAAGAAGCAATAGTTGCTCCAATAGCAAAACGACTTGCAGACACAAACTTTGGAAGAAATATAAGTCTTGCACGTTTAACTAGGGAGGTAGGTGGAGATGATGCAGAGGCATTTGTAAAACACTACAAGACTCAGGCAATCATAGACTCAATTCCAGGTGGATTAGGTGCTTTGATTACAATGAAGCGGGGCGTTCATAGACATGGAAAGCCTATAGATGACCTTCCGTCTCCTTTAGAAAGATATTTAAAATCAAAAACAGATCCAACAGCAACACCAGTTAATGCCTTTGGTCCAGGACTGTATAGTGCAACTAGTCCACTAATGTCTAAAGAGCATTTTGGACAATTTGGGTCTTATCAATATGGAATAGACTTAGAACCACGTGCAATCGCTAAGGTTTTATCTAGCAAAGGATTTATAGATCCAGAAGGATTAAAAAAGTTTAAAGAAGCATATGTTAAAAAAACTGGTATTCAGCCAAGAGATATGAGCAGTATAAATGCTGACATAACTGATCCATTTATGCAAGAACTACTTAAGGCTGGTTATATTGGATATAGACATGGAGATGCATACACAAATTGGGGTGTTGGAAATATTCCTGGAATGAACCTAAAGGTTGTGGATGCCCCAGATCTTCAGGCAGTAGTAAAAGATGGTAGAGTAGTTATGGTTCCAAGAACAGATATTCCTGCTATCGTTGAACCAAATCTAAAAGAAACTTCAAAAATTGGTACAAGCAAATCTGCTGTTGCAACTATGCTGGGAACAGTCGCTGGTATTACTGGTCTTTCTTTATACGGTGCATCAAAGGCTATTGCAAGCATTCCTTCTTTAGGTTCTACTTCACAAGTAAGTTCCGATGATAAAGTTTTAAGTGGTGGGTTTGGCAGTGGCGGTGGCGGTGGAATGGCAAGTATGATGATGCTTTCTAAGGGTGGACTAGTTCCAAGTTACTTCGCTAAAGGCGGATACGCTTCTGGAACAGACACTATCCCAGCAATGCTTACCCCTGGAGAATTTGTAATGAGTAAGTATGCTGTACAGTCTCATGGAGCAGATACAATGAGGGCAATAAATAATGGCTCATCAGTAGGCGACTCAGTGTATAATTATAGTATTAGTGTTAATGTAAAATCAGATGCAAACCCAGATGAAATTGCAAGAGTTGTGATGACACAAATAAAGGGTATTGACTCACAGAAACTCAGGGGGAATAGATTATAATGGCAACTAACACATATATGTCTGGAAGAAAAAAATATTCAAGACCACAGGCAATGCTATTTGCAGACAACCAGGGAACGAAGGTTGATGGATTTCATATTCCTTCGGGAGTTGAAATAGGGTCAGCAGCAGCCTCTGGAGACTCTTCTGGCGAATTTATAATACTATCTGATGATAACAGGTCACCCATAACCTTTAATCCTTCCAGAATAGAAAAAAAGGAGAGAATGATTAATGGTCGTATGAGATCTTATCATATTGCCGATAAACTTCAAATATCAGTATCCTGGGACATGCTACCATCAAGAGCATACGATACTTATCCTGGATTTGATTCTAATGGAAATCCTAACATGGTTAAGACAGAAACAAGACAAAGCCCCCTAGAGTTTACTAGCGACGGAGGAGCAGGCGGTGTAGAACTACTTGACTGGTATAAAAACCATAAAGGATCTTTTTGGGTTTACCTTGCTTATGATAAGTATACTAATTTTAGCAATGATCCACTAACTGTAGAAGATGATAGATTTAAAAATACAAACAAATACAATGAGGTAATAGAAGTATTTTTTGCAGACTTTAATTATTCAGTTATCAAAAGAAGTGGTTTGAACTTTGATTTTTGGAATGTTGCCTTAACACTGGAAGAGGCGTAATGTTCCAGGGTAAAGAATTACAAAATCATTTAGAGACAAGTTCTTCTGTAAAGACGCAGTCTGCAGTTGTAGTTGAGTGGAATATGAACATACCCTCAAATATATCTATTGCTGGAAACTACCGATACAGGCCAAACACTAGTGGCTCTATTTATAGCGCACTTCCAAACACCTTTGATCCTTCCGATGTTGGAAACTATTACACTGGGGCAACTGATGCAGACGTAAAAATTGATGGAGGCTTTGATGATAATGGAGAGCCAACAACTTTGACAGCATACAAAGAAAAGTTAAAGATGCTTTACTCTTTAGAAGATTGTCTAAAGCCACAAAGACCAAGATCTGGAATTAACAAAGCAACATATTTAAATGGCAGATACTTACACAACCCAAATATTAATATGGCAAAAAGACCAAGATACTATATGCCAGACAAGAATGATCCATTTAAATACTGGACATCTTTTAGAACTGAAAATAAAATTGAGTATGGTGTTGCAAATAAAACTATAAATGGAAGACACAGAATAGAAGATGCTGCTCCATTCGTTGTATACAAGCAGCAAGTTCCAGCAAACAGAGTTATTGTAAAGATGCAAACCAATGTTGGAGAACTGGATTATGGAACATTTTCAAACTCAGCAGGTACATTTTTAGATCCATACTTTGGCGATACAAATAAAACAACTCCAGATAGATGGAAGATTCAGGTTTTAAAAAATAACAACTGGGTAGACGCTGTATCGTTTACAGACAAAGACAAAAGAAAAGATGGAACAGATATAATTAAGTCTGATGGATACGTTGAACTTTCTTATGGCCTTATAGTTCCTAAGTTATATTCAGATATATTTATTTTTAAAGGAGAACTACCTTCTGCAACTCTTAGACCAGATACCGCAGAAGAAGGGCATTCGTTTTTAGTAATACAAAATGATGGAGAACTTGGCACATATCATATTTGGTACGACTCTGAATGGAAAACATTTACTCCAACATATGGTTGGAAACTTGAAGAAAGTTCTGTAGACAGTCTAACAAACTTTGTAACTGATTTAACATCCCCAAAATACTACAACTCTGGTACTGCTAAAAAATATAAAGAGTTTGAATATATTTCTGGAATTAGAATCGTAGTTGAAAGCATGAATAAGTTTGACTCAACATTTGATTTAATTGAAATGTCTTCTAGACTATCGGCAGACATTTCAGACAGAGTGTTAAATTTTTCAGTTAATAAAAGCGCATCAGACCTTGGTGCAAGCGGACTTCCTGTTGGGCAACTACTTGCATCTACTGGTAAACTTGAACTTTTTGATTTTGATGATGCCTTTAATGCAAACAATACAAATAGTGTTATTGGAAAGTATGTGTCAAAAAACATACAAGTAAAACTTTACGAGATAATTATGGATGTAGAAGGTGTGGACTACTACGTTCCAATTAAAACTATGTACTCAGATGGATTTCCAAAAACATCAAATGATTCAAAGCAGGTATCTATTGACCTAAGAGATTTATACTTCTACTTTGAATCTCAAACTGCCCCAGAAATTCTTTCAACAAATACATCAGTGAGCGCAGCAGTTTCACTTCTTTTAGACTCAATAGGTTTTTCAAACTATGTATTTAAAAGAGTAGACGGAGAATCAGAAGCCATAATTCCATATTTCTTTATACCACCAGAAAAAACTGTTGCTGAGATATTAGAAGATATAGCAATCTCAACACAGACAGCCATGTTCTTTGACGAATACAATAACTTTGTAATGATGAGTAAAAACTATATAATGCCATCATTAGCGCAAAGACCAACAGACATAGTTCTGTACGGGTCCTCTGACTCACAAGATTCTGGAGTGGTTAAAAACGAAAGAACAAAAACAAAACTTGCAAACATTGTAGAGGTAACATCTGAAGACAACGATGTTTACAATGATGGAAAGATTGTTTATACAACAAGACATATTCAAAGATCTATTGGAAGCATAAAGCAGGCAAGCCTTGTAGATGCCGAAAAGACCTGGATATATAAGCCAGTACTTTTGTGGGAAGTTGCAGGTACAGAAAATACTAAGTCTGCTAATGGAGAGATTGGAAACCAGTCTACGTACATGTTAAGCGCAATACCATTAAACTCTAATCTTTCTGCCACAGTTCCAAATGTTTCTAATAACGTAGTTGTTAATAATGTTATGGATTTAGGAGAAGGAGTTTACTGGATAACAAGATACAATGGATATTTTTATTCTAACGGAGAGATTATAAAGTATGATGCTGTTCAATATAATATTTCTGGTACTGGAGATGTTTGGATTAACAATGTGCAAGAGTATGAGAAGTACTTTTCATCCCTTCCTTTTAACGGAAAGATTTATCCAACTGGCTTAGTAAGAATATATTCTGAACCAAACTACGAAGAAATTTCTGGAATTGTAAAGTTAAAGAATGGCCCTGTTGCAAAGCACGGAAGAGGACAGTTTGGAACGCCAGTAACACTACATACTGCTGGCTTAAATCCATACTGGTCAGACAACGCAAATGTTCGTGGATGCACAATGGACTCAAAGTATTTATTTAAATCAGATCAAACATTGCCAGATACAAGAGTTTTTGCAGCAGGACTAAGCAACACCCTTGCACAGAAAACAACAAGAAATGGCATTATTAAAAACTTTCTTTCATCAAAGTATATTGCAGAGACAAGCATTAATGCAATGCTTTCAACACAAACTGGAACAGTCCAGTCCTCTGCTTTGGTTATGAATGGTCCAGGGTTTACAACAACAGAGTCACCAATTGATTTTATATCATATGTGTACAAGCCATTAACAAACAAGTATAAGCACTTTGGAACTAGAATGAGAATTATTGGTAAAATTGAAAATGATATTAATCGTGGCCAGACACCAGTAGGGGGATCTACTTACTACACTGTTCCAGGAACTACTCCAGACAAGAACATAAGTATTGTCGGTGGGTCAGGCGGTCTTGGTGTGATGATAAACCCAGAAACAAACAACGGGTATTATTTTGAAATCATTGCGTTAGGAGCAAACAAACTTAATAACTCTGAGAAAGACAATGTTCACAATGTTATATTTTATAAACTAAAGGCTGCTACTGCTGGAACAGAAACCACATCTGCAGTGCCAGTAAAACTGTATGAAGGACTTACAAACATAATTGTAGACGATGGAAAATTTACGGGACAGTACAGAATGGCTGCAGAAGAAAAACCAACAGTATATGACTTAGCAGTTGAGTATCAAGACATAGGCTCACGCAGAAGGTTTTTTCTATACCTAAACAATAACCTAATTGCTACAATAGATGACACTGACCCGCTTCCAATATACAATAACATGTCATTGTTTGTTCGTGGATCTTCAAGAGTTATGTTTGAAAATATCTATGCATTGGCAAACAACTATTCACAAAATACAGCGTTTCAAATTGATGCTCCAATTAGTTCAGCATTCGGAGACTCTGAAATAAATGCAAACGATTCATTTATGAAATACGCCATGTCAGGTGCAGTTCAATCAACCTATCTTACTGGGATTAGTTCTGCTGAGCCCCCAAAGTTTAGCATGTACTTTGAAGAGTTCGGAACAATAATGAGAGAAGCAGCATCATTTAATTTTAAATATGACAAGGCATATCCTGCTTTGTATGCAAAGTTATCTCCAACATTTAATAGATTAAAGGGTTATGCTGTTTCAGGATTTAGAGCAGGGGCATATGGAGCAGAATTTTTAATATTTAATTCTACAGACACAGCACTCAGCCTTGACGAGACAAGCGGAAACTATCTAAGAATTCAAGGCATTACATTTACTCAGCAATCGAACAACGATCTTACTGTTGATGAATACTTTTCAAAGAATAGTAATTTAGCAGACCCACAGTTTGTTGCTAATTCGTTGGTATCATATCCTAATAAAATTGCAAAAGATTATGAGGACATAAAGTTAAGTCGCATGACTTATGGCAAAAAAGATTTTTCATTAGAGGCTCCATATATTCAGTCACATGATGACGCAGAAAACCTTTTGGCTTGGGTAATTAAAAAAATAATGAAGCCAAGAAAGTCTATAGGTGTTAAGGTTTTTGCAAACCCAATGATTCAACTTGGAGATATTGTATCTGTTGACTACACTGAAAATCAAATAGATAAGGTCGGATCTAAGGACTCAAGGTTTGTGGTATATAATATAGAATATTCTAAAGAAAAATACGGTCCAGAAATGACAATATTTTTAAGTGAGGTAGTGCAATGACAACTGATTCAGTAGCAAATCAACCAGCATCCCAAGCAAAGCCAGCAGTTAATCCAGCGGTTAAGGTTGCAACTCCTTCTTTAATTGCTCTTAGCAATCCACCACTTGAAATTGATATTATGGCAGATCTTATATTTGAAAATATAGGAGGCCAAGAATTAATCAATATATCAAGAAACGATATTATTAATGGACAAGATGTTTTGTATAGCCCAATTAAAAACCTGCAAAGCCTTTACTTAGAATACAATCCTAACAATATAATTAAACTTGAAAACACAGCAGATACTTATTTTAAGAACTTTCCAATCAGGCTTGAGAACAAAATCCCATCAGTAGGCTCAGGTCCTGCTGGACAGATAGTCTATATAGATCAAACAACAGGTGATTTGGTAATCAATGTAACTAACCTTGATTCAGATGAGCAAATAGAGGTTCAAATAGTAAACAACGGTGAGATACTTAATGGTACAATATATGGGGCGGTATAAAAAATGATAACTAATACAGGCAAGAATATTCTGGCAAAGTATCTTGTAGGTCAAGCACCTGCATATGCTTCATATATTGCCATAGGCTGTGGAGCAAAGCCACTAAATACAGACGCAACTCTTGGAGACTACTCAGGTAAACAGGCATTAGATTTTGAGATGTTTCGTGTGCCAATTACATCTCGTGGCTATGTTACAGAGGGCGGACAGTCAAAGATAGTCTTTACTGCAGAACTTCCTACAGCAGAAAGATATGAGATTACAGAGGTTGGTGTTTGGTCTGCTGGATCAAATCCAACAGCAGGAGCATATGATAGCAAGAACATTTATTCATTTACTTCAAATGAAAACTGGGAATACCATGGAACGACAACAGCAACAGCGATTCCTGTATACTACACACCATTAGATTCAGATGACAACATTATAAATATTACGGACCAAGTGTTTCAAACAAATGCAGACAACAAGATTTTTACAAACCAGGAACGTGTGAACAGGTATGAAAGATGCAGATTCTTAAATAACATTATGGTTATAAGAGGAGATATGACAAATCTTTCTGTATCTGGTGGCCATTTGGTTGTTCCACCTGCCTCAAAGCATATACACCTTACTGGCGCAGCACTTGACTTTAATAAGAATGCACCAACAGACGATCTTAGACTTGCATTTTCTGTAGTCAATAAAGACGGAGAATCAAATGTTCAGCCAGATGAGGTTAGAATAATGATAGAGTTTGCAGAGTCTGATGTTCATGGAACTGGAGAGTGGGCAAGGTTTGAGACAGTAGTTAAAGAGTCTGATCCTGGTGTAGATTTTGCAACTAATAGATATTTTGTTTCACAGAAATCATTCCAAGATTTGTACAAAAGCAACGGTTTTACTTGGAGCGTAGTTGATGTTGTAAAGTTTTATGTTGCAGTAATTAAAAATGGCGCAGTATCAGATGATTATTATATATGCTTAGATGCATTACGATTAGAAAATACTACATCTTCAAACCCAGTCTATGGTCTAACAGGATACTCAGTCATTAAAAATAAAAATGCAGAGACGATTACTAAGACTGCTAATACAACTAATCATATTGAGTTTAGGTTTGGGATGGATGTTCTATAGTGTCAGACTCACAAATAAAAAAGGTAGTTATCAAAAAAGAAGATCTTCCAGCATTTAATGGAACTACACAAAAGCACTCTGTAAGATATAGAGTAGTCTCAGAAGACAAGAACAGATCTTCTCATTGGTCACCGTATTACTCTGTATCAAATCCATCTCCAGAGCAATTAGAATGCTCTGTAACAGTAACTGCAAATGTAGTAAATATGGTTTGGAAGCAGCCCACTGTATCGGCAATTAAGCAATATGATATCTATTTTAAATTAGATAGTGCTGACTGGGTATATATATCAAGTTCATCGTCAACCCAGTTTTCAACACTGATTGCAGATTCAGTCTCAACTCTGCGTGTTGCTGTACAACTTCCAACATATCCTAAGCAATATTTTTCTGGGGCTGCATTATTTACCTCATCGCCAATAGCGGTTTAGTGGTATAATTATATAACCATGGCAAAAATACCTTTACCAGAAAGAGGACAACCTTTAGATGTTACATACATCTCTCAGTTGGCCCAGGCAGTCAATGAACTGTCAACAGCAATATCACCATCAACATACAAGTACACCTCAATTGATACACCTAACGCTGGTAAGCAAAACATTAAAGCAACAGAGGCAAGAGTAATTGGTGGATATGTTCGTGTTGTTAATAGCGGTACCATAACCGCAGGTGAAGAAAAATCTTTTACATATTCTTTTCCAGGAGAGTTTAAGTACTCCCCAATTGCAACAGCCACACCAATCAATACTGGCAATACTGTTGCTGGCAAAAATGTAACAGTTGTCCTTAAGAGCGTCACAACTTCAGGCCTTGAAGGAGTAGTTAGATTTAACACTTCTGGAGATGTTTCTGTAGATGTAAACCTTATTATCATTGGCGTACCAAACTAATGCTGAAATGTACAAAGTGCAAAGGAAGAATGTTTCTTGATAGACAGTACAGCACAATCGGCCACCTTGAAACATATTGTATGTCTTGTGGCAACAGAAATTTTTTTAATCCACCAACAAGTTCTGCGGAGGGTTTATGGCTATTAAAAAGGGAAGTATCGAGAGCGAAGGCTACAATGTCCTCCCTGTAATTCCAGGGAATAAAAAAGTTTGGTTCTTAAACGGAGACTTAGTAAGAGTCCATCATCTCAATAAGTCTAATGGTATTATGTCTGTTTACAATATAACAAAAGATCAAATTGAAAGTTGTTTAATTTCTGATTTTAAAAAGAAGCGTGAACGAGCATACACTGTTAGAGAGACTGCTGATTTAGTTAATCGTCATAAAAAATACATGCCATCATTAATGAGACGAGGAATCATTCCATTTCCAACGGGATCTCAAAAGGGAGGCGCAAGAGGATTTCAAGTAAGATCATATTACTCAGAATCACAGGTAAGAGAGATTCGTGATATACTTGCTACATACCATATTGGTAGACCAAGAAAAGATAATTTAATAACAAACGATATCACCCCAAGCAAACAAGAGTTGACACGAAGAATGGGCGATGGTATACTTACATATACGAGAACTGAAGATGGACGATTCATTCCTATCTGGTCTGAATCTATTTAACGAAGGGTATGAAATGTCAGACAGCAATTATGTAGTAACGAATGAACCAACAAAGGTATCTGTAACGCTTGGATACACATTAAATCTAGGAAATTTTCAATCACTAAGACTTGATCTTGGAGTTGTAGATTCACGTAAAAATGAAGAAAATGTTAACCAGGCATTTGAGCGTGTGTATAAGTTTGTAGAAGATAAGTTAACTGAAAAGATTAACGAAGCAAAGTCTGAAATAAACGAGTAATGGCTGAACGCAAAGACCGTATGGCTTTGCTTTCAAGATACAGCAAGTATCATACCGCAAGGTACGAGTCAAAGCCATCACTTAATCTAAACGTAGAGCAGTGGGCCTCTGATGGCCTTGTAGAGTCATACGGACTTTCTGGGTGTTACGATATACTTGAGTATTACTTTTCAGTTGCAGAGAATCCGTCGTGGAACTACTTTGCTTATAACGCAGAAAAAATTTTACAGGCACAAAAAGATAAAAAAAGAGACGATGAAGAGAGAGCAGAGCGTAGAAGAATGGCAAAGGAGTGGCTAAGTGAATAATACAGAGTCCAAACTAATTACTGCAGTTCTTCAAGACAAGCAGATTCACGTTCTTTTACAGGCAAACGTAGACAACTTGCTCAGAACTCATGGAGATATCTGGAACTTTATCAGGCTATACTTTGAGAATAACAAGTCTCTTCCTCCTGCAGAACTTGTAACAGAAAAGTTTAGAGACTTCTCACCAATAGACAATGTTGGTGCAACTAAGCACCATTTAGAAGAGTTGCAGGGCGAATACTTAAATGACAGCCTAAAAGATATATTAAGGTCTGCTGCAACTAATGTTCAGAATAACCAAGGCAATGTTGCACTAAATGATTTAATTACACAGACATCAGAGTTAAAGAAAAATACTTCAGCAATTCGTGACATTGATGTAACAGACTTAGAGTCTGCAATTGCATACTTTGAAAACCTAAAGATTCAACAGGCAGCAGGTCATGTTGGAATTAAAACAAATCTTCCAGGATTCGACAACTATCTTCCTTCTGGAATTATGCCAGGGCAGTTAGGAGTCTTCTTAGCATACCCAGGTATAGGAAAGTCCTGGATGGCTCTTTACTTTGCTGTACAG